GATGAAATGAAAGAAAATACCGACTTAGATGTATTGGTAATGAGCCTCAAATCTGGCGAATATGATGGCACATCAATTATGCAGGCATATATAGCAATTGAAAGGCTAATGAAAATAGAAGAAGAGCTAGACACCCTAAAAGCATCACTACCTAAGATCAAGGCGGATGCTGTGCGTGAGGCGATAGCTGAATGTAATTATAACGGGGCGGATGGGCAAGGATGGCAGTCTGATTTAGAGCAATACGCCAACAAACTGGAGGCCGGAGAATGAATAAAATTAACATGATACTAGCAGCTATAGCGGGAATGTCGCCAGATTACCAAGAAATCGGTGCAAAAATAAAGCATGAAAAGAGGGAAAAACTGTGCTTAAACTGCGGAAATACCCACACGCACAATAATAGTTTTTGCAGTGCTAAGTGCTGTAAGGAGCATAGAAAATGAAATTCAAAGAACACAATCACATAAAGATCATAGGCTATGGTCAGGCGCAGACTACATCAAAACACATAGCTAGCACGGAAAGCTATAAAACAGCAGTAAACCTAATGCAGATTTTGATTGATGAGGGGTTGGTATGAATATCACAAAAGAGCAGATTGAAGAGTGGCTAGTGGAGAACACAGGCTACTTCTACGACGACAATAGAATCACAATGGATGAGACTATTGACATCATCCACCGATACACCCAAGAGCAGAGCGGGTGGGTTAGTGTTAAAGACAGGCTCCCTGATGAAGGGGAAGAGGCTTACATGGTGACAGACGGTAAATACGTCAATATAACCGAGTTCGACTGGGAGGAGGATTGCTTTCTCGAAATCCCTGCTTGCGCACTGGTTAATATTACTCACTGGATGCCACTACCAGAACCACCAAAATAACCCACAGCCGCTACTAAGCGGCTTTTTTACGCACATAAAAAACCCGCCTTTCTTTCGATTGGCGGGTAAACCTAAATTTGAGGTGGTTAGTTCCAAAATAGAACGAACCATAGCCTATGGTTTGTATGGCCTATGAGAATGTAGGAATTCTCATAGGCCGTTTTGCAGAGTATTACAGACCCTAAAACTAAACCAAAGATATGATTCAGCAAGGTAATACTAATTGATTGCTCATCTTGTTGCAACTACTTTTTCAACAAACCTACGCAAACGAATATTAGCCGCTCGCCTAGCCGCTCCTGCTTTCTTATGTTCGACTGGCTCGAGGTCAAAAGCTTCTTGCCATGCTTGTTCGTAGCCTTCGCGGGCTTTCTGCTTATACTGGATAGGTAGGCGGTTCATTTGCTCCTGTATCCATTTTACGTCAAGCTTATGCACGCTCATTCAAGTAATCCTCAAACGCAAGCATTGCACCTTCCCAACCTAGCGCGACACAACCAAAAAAACCCAGTTCTATTTGGGTTTCTAGAAAATCTATCTGGTCGTCACCTATCTTTGACTTGGTGTGATCCTTACGCTTTAGCTCGCACCAAAACGAACCTATCACAACATCACTAGCGCCAGGCACCATTCCCTCCATCTTTTCACGCCTAACCTGTTGGGCTGTCTTTTTGCCTTCATTTCTTATATGGGTAGCAATCTTTCCCCATGTTTTTGGGTACTTTGAGCGGATAGTATTAATGAAAGTAATTTGCTCGGCTGATTCTTTGGGGCATTCGCCCCTGTATGACGTGTCCCCATATACGGGGACGGTTTTAGGTAGTTTCAATATCTGGCTCCTTATCAGCTGGCAAGTTGTGTGCAAAGGCGTTGTAATACTTCTTTGCCTTGTTTCTTTGGTAAGTGATTGTTTTAGGCGGATAGCCTTTATCTTTGTTTTCGATAAACATATCGACAGTAGGGCAAACCTTACCATTAAAGTAGGCTTTGCTAAAGTCCTCGTAAAGATTGCGCAAAAACTGTATGTGGCTATCAGGGCTATACCAAATATCAAAGGTGGCGTACTCCGTTACATAAGTGGCTTTCAGTGTTTCATTGCCAGCCTTCGATATATGCTTTACCAGCGCAAATGCTTTTACCTCGTCAGTGCTGCGCGTGTGCGGATCGGCTTTCATACGTTTGAATTCTATCTGTAGCTTTTCCGATGGATCAACCAATTCAGCTTTGCACTTTTCACAATACCTTGCAGCAATGTCATTTTCATGGCCGCACTCGTGGCATTCTTTTATTGACCAGCGATGTTCACAGCGATTAGAAACGCCTTTATACAATGAATAACCAAAGCAACGACGCCCATAATGAGCGGGCATTGGTATATCTTTATCCGTCATTATCTTATTGCCAGCTAGATCGACAAAATCCCCATCAGCGTCTATGCCAAATTCATCTGGGTTTTTGCGCATACTAAACGAATTAATCGTAGAGCATAGCGGACATGGCACGTCCATTGGCTCGCCCTTTTTGCTATGTCTAGCCTGAATGATTGGCGAAAACAAATCGTCTTCTAGTTGATGGCGCTCAATATTGCCGGCGTAATCTAGCACTAGGCAATCAGACTTTTCGGGATGCAGGCGCATACCGCGCCCAATGATTTGCTGTAGTAGGCTGGCTGATTCAGTAGCGCGCAATATAGCGATTACATCCACATGTGGAGCATCGAAGCCAGTTGTCAAGACAGCTACATTAACCAAGTACTTAAAGCGGCGAGCCTTGAAGTCGTCAATGATTTGCTTGCGCTCTGCCTTTGGCGTTTCACCAGTGATAAGGCGGCTATTATCCTTTGACAGGGATTCCATGCACTCCTGAGCGTGCTGTACGGTTGCGGCAAATATCATCGTTCCCATACGGCCCGCGCTGTGCGCCACAACGTCTTTTATAATCTCGTATGTCTTGCGGCCCTTGCCTTCAAATACTTGTTCGTATTCTTTTTCCGTGTGGCGTTTAATGCCGCTAGTGTCATAGCTCTCAGCGTGATTAGGATCGGCGTGCGGCTGTGTTAGATAGCCTTCTTTAATTAAGTAGGGCGCAGTGATACGATAAACGCAAGTGTGAAAATACGGATCTTTTGTTTGATCTTCGTCAACGGGCTTGCCGTCCGGCCAGTAACGGAAAATATAGCCATCGTTTAAACGGTATGGCGTGGCAGTCAATCCGACAACTCGAAGGTTTTGGTTTTCCTCTCGCATATCGGCAATGATTTTTTTAATGGTTGGCGTAATATTGTGGCACTCGTCCACAATAACAGCGCCAAAATTGCCACGGGCAAACTGCTTTACATTGTTTTTAACGGTCAATGGCGTGCCAAAAACCACATTGTGGCGCAATGATTTTCCAAGTGATGCCGAATAATACGAGGCTTTAAGCTCGTAGCTTTCGTATTTCTCGAAATTCTGCTCTGTTAATTCAGTAGATGGAGCAAGGCAAAGTACTTTTTTGCCTGTGTTTTCTTCTATCCACTTGGCAACTAGAGCCACGATGATTGATTTGCCTGCGCCGGTTGCGGCCTCGACTAAGCAAGGTTCAATACTTGCCTTAATCCAATCCAGCACGGCATCTATGGCGTCCTGCTGATACTCACGCGGTTTAAACATATAAAAACCTTAGCCGCACATTGGCGGCTTTGTTGTGGTTGTTTTGTAATAGTTATTTAAAAGACCAATACTCGCTAGCATTGCCGCGATATTGCTCAAGATCAACACCTTTAAGCTCAGGGATTTTGGCATAAGAAACACTACCTTTGCGCACCACCTTGGTCAACTTGTGGCCATTAATTTCACTATCACGCTCTCCGCAACGCTCAACCAATTCAGTTAAAAGGTCTTTCTTCTTCGTTTCCAGCTCTTTAATGGTATCGCCTATGCTTTTGTATTCACCGGCAATTTCCACAATCAAGCGGTCGGTTTGTCCTTTGTGCTTAGGCTCAAGGTACCGCAAAGCGTTTGGCATTTCACGCTCTATTAGGTAGGCATCGTAAAATTCCTTTAGCTTTGGAATATTTTCATCAAGCCACTGCTGATTTAAATGATCCGTTTCAATTGTGTCACCGTGCGGTGCCCACTGGTAAAACTCCACATATTCACGACTGGCGCACGCCATTTCGATTTGGGTTTGCGCCATGTAATGTGGTTGGTCGTGCAGTGTTTTAAACACAGGCGGGTTTTTGTCTCGCTGGCCATATGGGCATTTAATTTCTGCGACGCCTTTATCACCGATAAGGCCATCGGGGGAAGCGCCTAGCCAGTCGTACACAGGATGTACGAAAAAACCACACTCTTCTACAGGCTGGTCTAGGTGGAATATCTCCATTTGCTTGGTTGCGCCCGGCTCGTTATATGTCCCCCACTCTGTCGCTGGGTTGCCAACGAATTCACGCTCTGCATCGTGATAGGCTCGCACCATTTCGCGCATTACGTCTGCTGGTTTCTTAAACGGACTAAGGCCAAGAATTGCGCCTACATTCGAGCCGGTTATACGCTCTTTGCGTTGTTCAAACCATTCTTTGCTGCGTTGTTCAATCATAAAATACTCTCCTAAAAAAGGGGCCGAAGCCCCTGTGTTAATTAGCGACTAAAAAGGTACGTCGTCGTCGAATGCGTTTGGATTGCCCGGCCCAGCTGATGGCTTTTGTTGAGATTGTTGCTGCACTGGCTGAGGTACTGAGTCTTTGCTGGCTACTGATTGCACCCAGTTGCCTATGCTGCGCGTACCATCTTCTTTTGGCATATCATAAACACCGATTTTTAAAATCATTGGTTTCATACCTAAACAGCCCAATAAATTCTCTTGGTTTGGCGCTTGGCCGCTTGCCATTAATTTACCGCCTGCGTTTACATCAATGTTTGCAAGCATACGCTTTGCTTTATCTGCTTTTGCAGCATCAAGATCATATACGCGCAATGTTTGTGAAACTTTACGGCCCTTTAATTCTTCTGGCTTTAGCACATCCCAGCGAAGTTTGATCTCTTGCGGGCCATCATTAAAACCATCTTTAATGGTGGCTTCTTCGATTAGTGCTAATACCTCGGTATCTTTTGGGATTAATGGGGCGCTGCCACCCATCTCAAAGTTACCAGTTGTCTCAATTGTACTGTTATCGCTTAGATTCCAAAATGACATATTACTTTCCTTTATTGTGGTTGTGTTGTTGATTGGTTAAAAAATGGAATGTATTGTAAAAGCGGGTTTTCGCCTTTCAATACCTTAATTTCTTGTGGCATGTTGTAGCGGTTTTTTGCATCAACATAGCCGGTCGTGCCATCGGATGACGTTATCAAATAACGGTCGCCAGATGTTGTAACTCGTGCAGCCTTAGTTTGCTGGCCTTTATTGTTAGACTCGGCACCCGTTAGGTATCGCTCTTCTTTGATATAAAGAACAGCATCTGAGCGGCTAACATAAAGCTTTTTGCTACGGTCGTGCATACCTAAAGAGTACGTACTGTATTCGCTCATTTCTTCTGGCGAAGTCTTAACTTTATGAATACCAGTATGACTCAAAAAGATAACAGCCATACCTTTTTTACGCAAGAACTCAGCTGCGCGAATCAAGTTTGAATGCATCGCCATTGATACGTCATAGCCTTTGTGAAAGCCGCCCGCTGCATTGCCGATAGAGTCCGCACCTTTATCATCAAAAACAACAACTTCCTCTTCAAATAAATCATTAAGAGAAGTTACGGTATCAATGATTACGGTTTTATAGTCATGCTTTTCTTGAATAAGCATGCGCAATTTATCCATGATCTCAAGTGATGGGCGGTGTCCGGTTTTCTTATCGGCCTTGCTCAACTGCTTTAAGAAAGCTGGCTTTACTTCTGACGTTTCAAAAACCGTCTTTGCATTCTCAGCTTGGATAAAAATCGGGTTAGGGAATAATCCAGCTAGTGAGGTTTTACCCGCACCAGGGAATCCCACAATTGTGATGATCGGGGCTTGTGGGCCGCTATCGTCTAGTTCATCTAATAAGCTCATTGGCTCGTCTCCTTTTGTGTTGTCGTTATCGACAGGAGCGAATTTACGCGTTTGAATTTTAAGTGTCAACAATTAATTTTCATTTAATTTATTCTTTACACTAATCTATATCTGATAGTAGTATCAGCAAGCGTTTTAGTATTTATACATAAAGGAGAGAGTAAATGACAGATCACAGCGACTACATAGAAGCTGGCTTAAGAGTTTTCGGACTGTACGGCGTAAAGGACGAAATGTGCGAATGCGGAAACCCAGATTGCAAGGCTTATTTCAAGCATCCGCGCACCTCAGCATGGCAACATACCCCGCAATGGTCGGACGAACAAATTGAAATAATGGAGGAAATGGATTATTTCAAAAGCGGCTTTGGCGTTATTGTTT